AAGAAGCTGGTAAAACATTTGATGGAGTATCAAGACCATCGAATGATGAATACAGAGAAGAGTATAATAGAATATTTGGAGAATGGAAAAGTAGTGAAGAGTGAAGATTGGAAAAAAGAATGGCAAAATATGCCAGAGTTTGAAATGGAAGATTTAAGTTCTTTTAGAAAGATAGTAGTACACTTTAGAAACCAGGAAGACATAGATAAGTTTGCTGAACTAATTGGTCAAAAGATAACCAAAGCACCAAGTCTTTGGTATCCTGAGTGGGAAAAGAGGAGATATGCTGATAAACGGTACGTTGATGAATCCTAAACATCCAGTTTACATTATATCTAAAGGACGATGGGATAGTCGTCATACGAGTACAGCTCTAGAAAAAATGAATATGCCATATCAAATTGTTGTTGAAGATTATGAGTATGAGCAATACGCAAGATTCATTGACAAAGATAAAATTTTAATACTACCTAAAAAATACATCGAGGACTACGACTCATGCACCTTGGACCACGGAACAGGTTCTGGTCCTGCAAGGAATTTTTGTTGGGAGCATTCATTAGAAAATGGCGCCACAAGCCATTGGTTGTTAGATGATAATATAAAAGCTTTTGGTAGAATAAATCGAAACTTATATATCCATGTAACATCAGGAACTATATTTAAAGCTGCAGAAGATTTTATAGAGAGATATGAAAACGTTGCTCTTGCTGGATTTAACTATGATTTTCTAGCTAAAGCTAAAACAAAATTACCAGCATTCGTCAAAAATACTAGGATCTATTCTTGTTTATTGATTAGAAATGACATTCCCTATCGTTGGCGAGCAAAGTATAATGAAGATACAGATTTATCGATCAGAGTTTTAAAAGATGGTTGGTGCACTATTCAATTTAATGCATTCATACAGGAGAAGGCTACTACACAAACTATGAAGGGTGGCAATGAAGAGATTTATAAAGATGGCACATTAGATAAATCTAAAATGTTAGCAAGATTACATCCAGATGTTGCTGAAGTTGTTTGGAAATTTAATCGTTGGCATCACCACGTTGACTATAGACCATTTAAAAAAAATGAATTAAAAAGAAAAAAAGGATTAAACATTCCAGAAGGAATTAATAACTATGGAATGAAAGTTGTTAAGTATGAAAATAAACAAAAGAGTAAGGAGAATGATAAACAGCGATAATGCTATCGATGTTGGTGTAGATATTATGTTAATTATATTTGATGTGTTGAGTTCTCCAATACTAATTGTTGTTAGAGTCTTACGTTATGGTTTTAATAAATTTATCAGAGGGTATGTAGTAAAAGGAATAAAATGGATTTTAAACAAATTAATATGAAAAAAAGAATACATGTAAACATGCACCACATCCGTCATAATAAAAAACATGGAACTAATAAACCAGTGATTACTGTTAAGACTTCTAAGTCTAATGATTATGGACATGAAGTTGATATACTAGGTCCTAGTAAAGTTATTTATAGTCCTGATAAACCATTGAGCTGTGGAGCGAGAGTTTGGATTGAAACAGAAGCAGAGGTCAAAATAGCATGATGGAAGAAAAAGATTTAAAAGAATATGAAGACAATATTCTTAAAGCTAATAGCTTGAAAAAAAGTAATAAATACAACTATTTACGAGGAAAACAGATCACGGATCATGGAACAGGGACCAGGGTTTATGAGGTGGTTGGTACTAGACTTCCATCAGTTACTACTGTATTAAGCGCTACAAAAAATCAACAATTTCTAAAAGACTGGAAGGCAAAAGTTGGAGAACAAGAAGCAGAACGAATCAAAAATATATCTAGTAAGCGTGGGACAGCCATGCACAAATTCCTGGAATCTCATATTCAAGGAGTTGGCTACGATGATCTTACAGAACTCGGACAAGCGGCGAAGCCCATGGCCCAAAAAATTATTGAAGTGGGTCTTACACCTATTTCGGAATACTATGGTTCAGAAGTTATGCTACATTATCCTGGGCTGTATGCTGGGAGTACTGATCTCGTTTGCTTACACAATGATATGGAGACCATTGTAGACTTTAAACAAGCTAACAGACCTAAGAGAGAAGAATGGATTGAAGATTATAAATTACAATGTGCAGCTTATGCACTAGCACATGATTATGTTTATAGATCTACAATTAAACAATGCGTCATAATGATATGTACACCAGATCTATACTATCAAGAATTTAAAATACAAGATTCAGAACTTAAAGAGTGGAAACATAAATGGTTAAAAAGATTAGATATGTACCATGAATTAAAGTTTGATGAAAAAGAAAGAACAACACCAATGAAAGCTGAGGATTTTAAAAAATGAAAAAAGAAGAAGTTACTTTATTGTGGAGAGGAAACAAACTACCTTGTGAAGACTGCAAAGTTATGTTTACCAATAAACATGGAGTAAAGTATGAAGTTGAATTATCAAGATTGATTAGAGTATTTAATAATAATATTTGGCAGCATAAAAGAAGTGTTAAATGAATGATGAGACCAAACAACTAATAGAAGAATTAAAAGATTACCGTGATGACATGGTAGCGCGTAATTATCCCTTTCAAAGGATCAGTGACATTATTACCAAGTGGGAGCATAAAAAAGATTTTTTAGAAGAAGCAGAAAAAGAGAAACAAAAACTCAATGAAAGCTACCAAGAATCAGTCAGACAAGCACAGTCAAGAAAAGAGTAATTGTGGCACAAATGTGGCAAGATTAAGGCAAGATTAAGGCACAGATTTGCGACACCTAGGGTGTCGCAAGGGTGTCGCAAGGGTGTCGCAAGTGTCGAACTTTTTGACAAAATTGTACACTTATGTCGCAGTTTGACCGAATTTTGATCCATTATTATCCCATTTTTCGACACTTGCGATACCCCTGCGATACCCTCCCGAGGGGGGGGGTGTCGAAAGTATTCGTCAATAGTACCAACGCTTATAGGTCATTTTGGACCATTTGCGACACCTTCCAACTTTTTTTGTGTTTAGCGCAGCTAAAAAAAATTTTTACTCTGTAGGGTATCGCAAAAGGCAATTATGGCATAAATAAGGCAAATGACTATAGGAAATGCAATATCGATGGTAATTGACATGATGACAGAAAAGGAATTTTGGGATATGTTCCACAAGAAACATAACTCAAAATACTATAATGCCAAAAAGAAAACCAAAAAGAAGAAAACCAAGAATAAGAAAACAAGTCGTTCCAAGTCAACCAAACGATATTCCATTTTCAAAATATAGAATTGAATGGGTTGATGCGTTAAGTGATTCAGGTTGGGCTGATGATAGAGAATTTATTAAAATGAAATTAGCTAAACCGATAAATGAAGGTTGGGTATTTTCTAAAGATAAAGATTCAGTAAAAATATTTGCGTCTTATGATTTAGATCCTGTTACAAAAGAAATTACTTTTGGGGATCGGACGATGATTCCAACTTCTTGGGTTGTGAAGATGACGAAGATTCAGTAACTTCTGTTGCTTCACCTTCAACTTGTTTTGCATTTAGTATAGGCGCATAATCTTCTAGAATCTTTTTCATTTTAGCTTCTAATTGCTCTTCAGACATTTCTTCTAGCTTCCCGGTTTTTATTATTTTCCTATCTATATATAATCCAGCGGCCATACCTCTATTTTTTTCAGCATTGGTTGCTGCTGAAAAGGCACCTTTATTTAAAGCGGCTTCTCTAATTTTACCAAGTTCTGCGACATGTTTGTCGTAAGTGACTTCGTATTTTTTAAGTTTTTCTTCTCTTAATGCTCCAATATATTGTACCACTAATGGAGATAATCTAGGGTTTTGTAGTTCTGATGCTTCTTGCCTACATCTTTTCTCTGAGTATCCAGCTGCTATTGCTGCTTCAGCACCTGTAGTTCTACCTTCATTGAATACTAGATATTCAGCAAATCTTTTTTGCATTTCTGTTAATCTTTTTGGTAATCCCATGGTTGACAATTTAAGGTAACTATCCTATATTGTCAATATGAAAGATGATCGAGGAGAGTTAGATTTAACTAAACAAATAGAAGATAAGGATGAGCTTATACAAGAATTGCGTATGCGTATAAGAGATATGTTAATTATAAGCGAACAACATAGAAATATATTGGGCGCAGAAATAACTGAAAGAAAAAAATTAGAAAAAGAAGTTAAGGCTTTAAAAGTACAGATGTCCGAGTACATGAGTGTTAGAGATAAATAATGCTAGTAAAAGATTTACAACAGTTCTTAGGAACTTTCACAGATAAACTTAAAGGTAATGCAATTAGTCATGCTAGAATATATGTTGAGAAGGATGGCTACCTTGAGGATATAGTAAGAATGGAAGTGCAAGAGCATACAATAATTGGTCAGCCAGGATTAAGATTAGTTCTTAAAACTCAAAAAGAGAAGAAGATCCACATAGATGACAAATTAATTAAACCGTATTAAGGAGGAAAAATGGAAATATCTGATGCACAAAGAAAGCAGCTTTTAGATTATTTAGCTTCAAGACCATACAATGAAGTTTATGTTTTGATTGCCATGTTAGTGAGTTTAAAACCTAAATCTAATGGCAAAGAGAAAGACAAAGTTACCCCAAAAAATTAGTGGGTGCTGAAGTCAAATTATATAAAAAACTTAAAGCTAAAACACCTAAAATTATCTGGAATAGGATTGAAAACCTTGCTATTCCTGGCATGCCTGATCTATTGGGTTATAATACTAATAGCCACTTTTTTACAGTTGAACTAAAAGTCACAAAGAGTAAAAAATTAAAGTTTAGTCCGCACCAAATTGCGTTCCACGTGACACATCCTAACAACACGTTTATCATAGCCGAGACCCTCGATCCAAGGTCCCGGAATCGTTTTCACTTGTACCGTGGTTCACGTATCATGGAACTGGAGCCGGCCGGCTTGGGGCTTGGAGCTTGTTGCTTGGGGCTTGATGCTATTCGGGATTTTTTATATCAGCTTGGAGCTTGAGGCTTGGAGCTTGGTGCTTGGCGCTCGGCCGTCCCGGCCGGGATTCTTCAGCTTGAGGCTTGGAGCTTGCAGCTTGCTGCTTCCTTCTTTCCGCGCGGAGCGCGGCATAATATTTTGGGTGTTTAAATTCCATTAATCCTCTTCTACCAAAGTATCAGCATAACCTCCATCAATATCTTGCTTGGCGTTTTCTAAGCATGCTCCATGATCCCATTGGTTGGTTGCGTCTTCATAAATTAATTCATCATTTTTATATATTCTATAGCCGTGCGTTCCTATGCATTCTGGATCTAGATCTTCGACTGTGTCGTCCAGAGGATATTCTACATTTGGCTCTTGTTCAAAAATAACAATAGTGTAATTTTTATATTTAATGCTGTCCATATGCTATATTTTTTATATCTTTATTCCAACAATTTCTACAGTCTAAGCATTGATTGCCTTGCTTCGCGCTGGGGCATGTTGCGCCGCTTGTAACCACTGTTGAAGTGTGGGACCAGCTTCCAGCTGCGGGTTGGTCAATCATCGGCATGCTAAATCTAATTATTAAATTATCAGGGGCTCTTGATACATGGTCCTTGATCCATGCTTCACGCGTCGGTAACCAGTGACGCTTCGAAGGCGTCAACCTGCAGACCTCGTAAATTTTGTTTAAGTGATCAAGATCTTGTACATCTCCTGAGTCGTGCCATCTAAACACATCGGGCTTTTTAGAATTAATTAAATGCGCCATAGCTTCAACCCATTGTGAAGAGCTTACAGCTGCCAGCCGCCTGTACTGTGCATCCTGAACCACCTTGAACACGTAACAACCCTTGAGAGCGTAACAGTCATAGCAGGTGCTGCCTTTAACTTGTCTGAGCTTCGAACCTGTTTTGCATTCTTTGGCTGGTAGACCTATTGACCATCCCGGCATTTTTGAAGGCTTGCTCAGGCTGCCGCCTATTATTTTAAATGCTTCACTTGTTTTCATATTGGATCCTTTTCATAATAATTATATAAACGCTCGTTTTCTTCTTTGCTTCGCTTCTCCTTCCAATGTTCAGAATTTAAAATTAAATCCAGGCGCTGTCTAAGCTCCGGGAATTCTTGACGCCCGCCCAACTTGTCAATTGTTTGTATTGCTAAAACTAAAACGGCATGCGCTTCGTCGCTCCAGGCTCGTTCTATTCCTTCTGGAGTTCTTTTTCTTTTTTGATCTTCTTCTCTAAAATATGGCATATTTTTATTTCTCGCTTTCTAAGTTATTTATATATTTTAATTGTGTTCAAATTAAGGCCGGCCGGGGAGCTTGGCGCTTGGTGCTTGTAGCTTGAAGCTTGGGGCTTGTACCTTAGAATCATTCTAAATTGGTCAGGCGCTTGCGCGCCTGAACCTGATGGAACTAGTTCCATAATGCAGCCTCTACTACGCCGC